ATCACTGGTAGCCGAGCCGACATCGTGATTGCTGACGATATTGAAACCAGTGGCAATAGTCAGACTGAGCTTATGCGGATTAAGCTTGCTGAATCAGTCAAAGAGTTTGATGCCGTTATCAAACCCAATGGGCGAATCATCTTTCTAGGTACTCCGCAAACTGAGAATAGCCTTTACGAAAAGCTAGAGGGCAGAGGCTATATGGCTAGGATTTGGCCAGTACGGATTCCTAGCGAAGAACAAAGAGCACGTTATGGCTTGCGTCTTTCTCCCTACATATCCTCATCTAATGGGCAAAGCGGAACGACAACTGAACCTACACGCTTCACCGATGAAGATCTTATAATCCGAGAATCGAGCTACGGACGAAGCGGGTTTGCGTTGCAGTTTATGCTCGACCCCAGACTTTCAGATGCTAACCGCTACCCGCTAAAACTAAGCGATCTTATTGTTCACTCTCTCGATCCTAAACGTGGTCCAAGTCACCTAGTTTGGAGTAATGCCCCAGATTGCAGAGTTAACGATCTACCTAATGTTGGCTTTGACGGAGACGCTTATTATCGTCCTATGCAAGTCTCCTCTGAGTTCTCCGAATACCAGGGATGCGTTATCGCAATTGATCCGTCAGGCAGAGGCAAAGACGAAACATCCTATGCCATCGTAAAGTGTCTTCACGGACAACTCTTCCTGGTTGACATAGGCGGGTTTAGGTCTGGATACACAATGGAGACGCTGGAAACAATTGTGCGTCAAGCCAAGCTACACGGATGTAACTACGCAATCTACGAAGCAAATTTTGGTGACGGAATGTTTGGTGAACTTATCAAACCTGTCTTCGGCAGAATCCATCCTTGCACCATTGAAGAGGTACGCCACTCCACGCAAAAGGAAAAGCGAATCATCGATACCCTTGAGCCTGTAATGAACCAGCACAGACTTATCGTTGACCCAAAGGTAATCGAAAAGGATTTCCAAAGCATTGAAGGGGATGGTGAGACTCTAGCTAGATATAGACTATTTTATCAGATGAGTAGGCTTACCAGGGATAAGGGTAGCCTAGCCCAAGACGATAGATTGGATGCCCTTGCAATTGCCGTAAGCTATTGGGTTCAAGCTATGGCTAGGGATACCGAACTAGCCCACAAACAACACAAAGATGAATTGTTCCAAAAAGAGCTAGACAAGTTTATGGAATCAGCTATTGGTAGACGTTCTACACCAAAAAGCTGGATTAACCTATGAACCTCGAACCATCCAAGTACGATCTCCGCAATATTAGCCCATTTCTTCCCAAGGGTACTAAAACAGGCTTTATAAGCCCTAAATTTGGGCCTGGGATGCCCCTACAAGGGCCGATGAATGTTAGCCAAGGGGTAGATACCCCCCAACCGCTACAAACCGCTAATAAGGGTGGTTCAACCTCAGAAGTACAACCAAGTACCGAAAAACTGGCACTTGAGATTCCCTCTATGGAGCTTGGTGGTGGTGTCCGTACTGCCCCTGTGCGTATGGAACTTGCACCTGTCGCTCCTAAAAAACCTACTAGTAAGCAGAAGTAATTCTAGCCTTTTAGCTCCTACCTCCGTGTCTCTTTCCCTAGATCCCACTATTGTGGATCGCATTATGAAGTCTGAAGGAGGCTTTACCATTCAGTCAGGCAAAAAGGAATACTTCGGCTTTAGGGAAGACCACAAGGACTTCCCATCTATCCACAAGCTTGTACGTGCTCACGGAATAGACTCCAAAGAGGTTAAGAACCGCATATCCGAACTTCTTAATGAAAGAGCTATTAATGCTGGAGCTATCCTGTTTTCTAACCCTGGAGTCCAAGCTAGTATTATGAGTGTTGCTCATCTTAGAGGTGAAGGTGGATGTAGAGCTATTCTTAATTCAATTGCTGGTATGCCAATTGAAACATCATCCCAAACCATAAAGCCTGAAACCATAGACATCATCAATAGAATGACTAATTTAGAATTCCAAAACAAGCTTAGGGAAGTTAGGGAAGAGTATGACAAAAAGACTTACGGAGACAGGATCGACACTATTGTAATAAAGGGAACAATTGTAAAAGGCAATTGGTGGGCTTTATTTGGTAGTGGGCTTAAGAAAAGGTACGACAGGGAAAGACAAGAGTTCTTGGCACTGGCTTAAGGTTAACTTTAAGTTAACTTAAGGATTATGTTTAAGTTATATCTTTAATATATACTATATAATATATTAATAAGATAATATATAAGTAAACTGATTAGTATACTTGAAGTTAACTTAAAGCTAACTTGTAGTATACATATAGATAATAATAAGAGATGTCAAGACAAATCTACTTATAGACTTAAGGTGAGTCAGGATTCCAGGTAGATTATGTATTTATAGAATATGGTTAAAGCTTATGGAACATATAAACATTAGAAGTTCCTTATGATTGGGTTCTCCTACCCTGTTCTATCCCTGCGTAGCGGTTTAAGGGTTATCCGTTCTCCTCCTTACAAAACCCTTACTTTTTGGTAGAAAATTTTGAAAGGCTTTATATACGCACAAGTTTTCGTGTTTTCCCCCCTTGACCCCTTTTCGCTTTCAAATCGCAGAATTTTTGACACAATAAAAAAAGAAAAGCCAAGGGAAAAGACTTAAGAAGAATGGAACGCATTAATCATCATTACCTTTCACTAGTCTATTAATCTAATCGAATGCGGATCTTTTTGGGATCTACTCCATTCAGCATTAAAACGTTTTTAATAGAAGCTAATTAAACTCGCTTTTAATTTGAGTTTATTTGATGCCTTGAAACTTTTTTTAATTAACTAACATAACATTAAATAAACTTAATATTTCACAAGGTTAATCGTTTGCACTCATAAACATTTTACCTAGTTAAACTCTTTTTATTTTAAACATAACCTAATCTAATCCATTTTCTCAAAAAGATTAGCTCAGTTAATATGCCTTAAAATCGCTCTAGAATGCCGTTTAAAATCGTTTTAGGTGCTTATAAATAGATCATAGCCAAATTTTAAAAGCCCCATTTTAAACTCATTTTAATTTTTAATAATAGTCAATATTATCTAAGCTTATAACTAAAAATAGCCTTTGACTATTTATAATCTTATGTTACTTTTAATTTATGACACAAACGTTAACAGATTCGGGCACACTTGCGAGTGCGGTAGCACTTGCGTTTCCGTTAGGGATTATATTCGGCATCCTTATCGGAAAATTAAAATAAGCCGAACAGGAGAAGACAAAATGAAAAATAAAAAAATCAATAAAATGAAACGCTTTCAACTTAGAGACAAGTTGGATGCACTAATGGTAAAGAACCAGCACAACTCAAAGTATGGCATTGAAATCGTAAACGAATTGAACAGGAGAATCAAATGAACATAGTAATTCAAGATACACTCAATGAACGTGGAAGATTCGAACAAACGACAACCCCCCGCTTCAATAACATCCGTACCGCTGACGTTATGGATCAGTTACAGGAATTAGGGTGGCAACCTGTTGCTTCCCGCCTAGTGCGTTCACGTGACGTTGAGCGTAGGGCATTCGCTAAGCATCTTGTGAGCTTGGCAAGGGTTGGAGAAGATAAGCAGGTAGGTGAGACGCTCCCCCGAATTAACTTAAGGAATGCTAATGATGGTTCGGCATCCTTTGAATTATTCGCAGGATTCTACCGCCTGATCTGCCTGAATGGGTTAATGGTAGGAACGCACTACTCATCGATCCGCATTCGGCATTCACTATCTACGGATAAGCTTAAAGAAGCGTTAGGCAATGCCGTTGCCCATACTGAGGGAGAGATTCAACGCTCTGCTTCAGTGATTAAAGAATGGCAGAATATAATTCTCACCCCATCCCAAATGAAAAATTTGGCGGGGTTTGCTGTTGGTTTGCGATGGGCATCGCTCTTTAATGGATCTGAAGTTGAAAAGATCGCATCTGCTGTAGGTTGGCCTGATCGTCAACCTGTGCATCCTAACGTAGTAAGTTCCCGCACTTCAGATTTTATGCGGGAGGAATTCAACTTGAGAGTGAAAGCCCTTGTGGAGATTCGCAGAACTGAAGACGCTTCACCTAGCCTGTGGCACGTCTTCAATCGCATACAAGAGAACGTGATTCGGGGAGGGTACAACGTGAATATGCCCCGCCGAACTCAAGCGGGGATGGATATTCGCCCCCGCAGAATGCGAACTATTAACAGCATCGCTCAGAGTATTGAGATTAATAGAAAACTATGGGATGCAACTGAAGCGATTCAGCGGGGGGAAACGCTCCCTGTATTGATTAGCTAAGGGAACAGGAGGGGCGGGGGGAGTTCTATTCTCTCCCTGCCCTTCACAATAAAAAAGGATTATAAAATGACTAATCAAAAAACGCTATCAACAAGGGGGGCAATGAATGAGGAAAAAGCCCTTCAGATTACAGGGGGGCTGAGTTCGCCTTCTAAAATGCCTTGCAAGGCTTACAGCATCCCCGCCAAACATTGCAAGGTAGGATCAAAACTTAGAAAGATTTTAAACTCTACTTGTCGGATCTGCTACGCTTTCAGGAATAACTTTAATTATCCAAACGTAGTTAACGCAATGGCGAGACGTTTCAAAGCGATTAAACATAAGCGATGGGTAGAAGCGATGGTTTACCTTATCAAATGCGATGGGAATCAGTTTTTTAGATGGCACGATTCAGGAGACTTGCAAAGCTTCGAGCACTTAGACAGGATCTGCCAAATTGCTACCCTTCTCCCTAACGTTTCATTTTGGCTACCTAGTCGTGAATATAAATTGATCGGGGATTACATAGCACAGGGGGGAAGCATCCCGCCGAATCTTACTATTCGCCTTTCTGCTTATATGATCGATGGCGAACTTCCATTGACGATTGCGGATAAGCTTGGGGCAGTAGTGTCGGGGGTGACTAGGCTCGAAGGGGTGGCAACGTGCCCCGCCCCTAAGCAGGGGCATAAATGTTTAGATTGTCGCAAGTGTTGGGACAAGCGAGAAAGGATCGTAATTTATGGGGCACACTAAAAAAACGATTTTCTTTTACCTGTTCCTGTATGCCTTGCTGTTCACCCTTGCAACGCTTTCAGCAATTAGAAAATAAAATGAAACTAAAAACAAACAAACGCAAACCTAACCCCCAACCGAAAGGAGGGGGAAAGGTGATAGTTAAGTGTAAGTGTAAGTGCAACTCTGAGGAGAAAGGGGAACGTGTGTTCCTCGTTAGAGTTCAATACATAAACCAACAGGAGGAAACCAAATGACAATAGATGGAAAGATGAAACAGGAGGTCAGGCTAAAGGCAGATATTAGTCTGGTTATTAAATCACACCATACGGAACAGGACATTAAAGAGATCCTTATGCGGGGTATCTGTAATGCGTTCCCAAACAATCCACTACAGGTGAATGAATTAATGTTCGCAGAGGAGCGAGACATTTATTTTGATGCTCGCCAAGTAAAGTGGACAAACATAACAGAAGAATATAAGGAGAAAAACGAAAGATAATGAAAACCAAATTAAAATACTACATAGCAGAAGTTGAAGAACAGCAGGGGGAATATACCCACACGACTAAGTACCTATTCAAAACGGCAGGTGATCCGTTTAAGTATGCGGAGAATACTTCCAAAACTTGGTACGGAGATGAAGAAGCGGAGAAAGACGAGTATTCAAATGGATATTGGCAAAATGGTGGGGATATTCTCTCCTCGGTTGGAGAGGTAAAGCAGGTATCAATTGAAGACTACGAAGTATTAAATAAGTACCTAAGCGTACTTTAATAAAAAGGAGAATATAAAAATGAATAAACCAGATTATCTAAAAGAAGCTTGTGGGCACTACCTTTCAAGTTGGGATGAAGAGAAGTACACCACAGGTGAACAGATTGTGGAGGCACTTGACGAATGCGGTGGAGACATTCCAGAAGATATTGAGGCTTGGCAACCCTTTGAAACCTACCCGCCCGATGATATTGCCGAGATGATTACACACCTAAGCGTAACATATAAAACTATGTTTGACTTGGGGGTGGAATACGCAATGCAGAATAAGGAGGAAACCAAATGAGAAAGCCAAAGCCAAGTATTGACGATTACAAGCCTGTCTATCGTGAAGACAATAGTATGGGGTTTGAAACGTATGGTGAAGACCTAGCTTTTATACGTACTCAAAATCCTAATCATATTTGGACGTTAGTGGACGATGATAACGGAGTACCCACAATTGTGGCAGGGTATCACTTTGTCAACCGCATCCACTACATAATCACGACTAAGCCTTGGACGGATCAGAACTTAGCGTTCAAGTACGTTGACTAATTAAAGGAGAATTAAAATGGATAATAATAAACTAGCAGATCAAAAACTTGACCTTGTGTGCTCATTATTAAAGGAGATTGACCAGTTAGATAACACGCTTACGGATTCAATATGCGTTATCTTACTGCTTCTTAATAGATCCAGAAAAAGGAATCAAGGCGAACAAATAGAAGTAACGTTTAAAATAGTAGTATAATTAAAGTAAGCCTAAAGCATTTGAGGGTTCGATCCCCTCAGATGCGGATTGTATAAAGCAAAATTTATGATAGTTAAGTGTTTTTTAAGTGCCTTATGAATCAAGAATGTTATGAACAGAATATGGATGAAGCACCTTCGTGCGGAATCTGTGATGTCAATATGAGGAAGAAAATGACAAAGAAAACTCAAGACACTGCTTCTGCTTTATACGCTGAAACTGCTGACTTTGATTGTATATGCGACACCTGCTGGCCTCATTATCTTGTGGCAAGTATGGCATTGGCAAAAGTGTTGGGTAGCCAAGTGGCAAGAGCAAAGAGAGGACAATTATGAAACTAGATTTGAAACTGATTGAAGAAGCTAAACTGGAAATAGCAAAGCTAA